CCCACATCCGCTAATGCGTGTCCAATAAAAACAATATCTTGTCTTGCTAACCACCCACCAATATCATAAAGTAATCTACCAAGTGTTTCATATATCCAAATAGTAACAATTGTAAAAATATATTGTATGAATAATAAAACTTCAGAGATTATTAATCCAAATTTTAATCTATTTCTAAATCCAAAATTTGTTGGGAAATAATTTGCCTTTCCTGTACAATCATCTTCAGAATTAGGTCTAATTTCTTTAATACCTAAAAATGCATCTCGTCTTGTTAATCCTAAAAAGGATTCTGCTGCAGACACTTCATAATGAGTTCCTTGAAATGATGATACAGTATAAACCTTACCAAAAATAAACTTATAAAAAACATCTTCAGGTATTCCATTATTATTGGTACCTAACATAATACCTCTCTTATGATTTTCATAAGCACCATCCATTAAATTATCGGTGTTTAATGTTAACCCTGATGGCGGAACAATATTCAAATAATCTTCAAATACATCTGAAAATTGATAGGTTGTTAATAATGTTTCATTATATTCACCATAATTATTTTGTCCGTTTGTATCTTTAGTATATTCTCTAATTTGGGGTAATAGGTATTTTGCGGTAGACGTTTTTTCATTATTTGCATCTAAAGTAATTCTAAATCTACATGTTGTAGTTGTTGCAATACCTTTATTTTTATCGTTAGTGATTTCTTGTTCTCCAAATTCATTTGTGTAAATATACTCCATGTTCATCGGCAAAACAACCATCGCACTACCGTCTTGGTCAATAGTTTCAGACGGATTAAAATATTCTAATTCAGGATATAATGTTGTCCCGTCAGAGCCATAAACTTTTTTACCTGTATATCTAACAACCTCAACCTTACCTTCACTCGTTTGTAAATTACATTTATAACCAGTTTTTCTTCTAATTACACCACTTCTTTTAACCGCATCACCATTATCATCTGTAATTGATGATATTAAAACTAAAGAAATCGGCTCTATTCTAATTCCGCTAGATGATAAATCATAATCGGTTCTCGTAATTCCAATTTCACATAAATCTCGATTACCCCAAAATGGAAAAACTTCAACTGTTTTTTGATATTTTATAATTTGTGGTAAACCGTCTAAATCTTCACTAGATTTAAATTTGTAATATCTGTCAAATTTTTCAATTCCTTCACCTCTTTTAATAAAATCATAAGGTCTTAATGAAAAACATCCAATGTCTGATAAATCAATATCAACATGCATGTCATGACTACCGACAGGGACACCCCAAATCATAAAGTCACCTGACTCATTTGTTTTTACTGTATATCTATAGTAATTTTCATATACCTCTAAAACTTCCTCTCTAGTTAAAATATCTGATTGGTCAGGAAATGTACCTGTCGGTGTGTGTCCACCGTGTTGTTGTCTTGCAGGTAATAGATTATATCTATAATTGTTCTCATCCTTAACTGTTAAATCAGTATATGGGTATAAAACAGAAATAACGGGGTCATTAGAATGAATATCTTTTTGTGGTACAAATATTGAAACTCTGGCGTTTGGAAGTCCGAATCCATTGTTTGCGGTAACTCTACCACATACAACACCATAATCAGCACAAAGTGACGTATATATGTCAGATTGACTAAATTTTAATGACAGAATCTCAAGATAATCGTAATCTTGTTTTAACTCTACGGTTACTTTCTGTTCTTGACCAATATTTGTTGAAATTCTATACTTTTGCATCTCTTACAATAAATAGAAAGCACATGATTTTCTACTATTATAAAGAAAAAACATTTTAGTATGTAGTCGTTCCTAATGATTTAGTTCTAACTCTAATATCACTATTTGGGAATCTGATTTGAAATATTTGATTTGATGTCATAAACACAGTCATATCTATCTGTTCAACTTCTTTTGTTGTTGAATTTACATATGCTTGTGAAACTTCTGAAGATGAGTAATTTCCTCCTAATTTATTGAATACTTTTACACTAACTACGTTAACAACACCCGATATTGTACCTATTTGTCTGATAAGGTCACCAATAAACAATGGGTCACCCATTTTACGTTTTTCAATTGCAAAAAAGTCAGTTGTCTCAGTAATAACGGTTTTTACAATATCGGTTGGTGATTCATTTTTATCTATTACTAAATCAATATCTAAACCTAAGTCGATTACTTGACCACTAGCAATGTCAATGTAATCATTAATCATTCTATATTCAGACAAATAATTTATAATATTATTTTTTAATGTGTTCGATACAACATCAGTTAATCTACCATTATCATCATATGATAATAATTTGATTTTCACTTTATTGTCTTCTTCCAATACATTTACTTTGGCTGGTGCTCCAAATGTGGACGGCATTGTTTCAATTAAAGATTTATAATCGTTTAAAGTTACTGCTCTGTTTTGAGCAGCAAAATTATATGCAATCATATTTCTTATTTCTTCGATACTTGGTTGGTCTGCTCCACCAATTGCGGCAGTAACGTTTACAACTCTTAATGATTGTTCTACTTGTGAATTAATTGAGCTATTAGGACCTGTTATATCAAATTCAACATTATCTATAGCACTGATAACATTAACCCCTAAATTCGAATCTTTACCCCCTCCAATACGATATTTCACGAACAAAGTGGTATTTGCTTTAGGAATTGCACCTAATGACATGTTGTTAAGATAACTCGCAAGATTTACCTTTAAAGTACCATTCATATAATTGTCTAAATTATCTAATGGGTCAACACTACCAGAACCAAATGTTAATGAGAAATAACTTTCGGGTGTGTATTCTGTATAAAATTTGTTATTAATTTTAAGATATGTACCCGCTTTAAAATTGTCTTTATCTGAAACGGCAGTTGGGTCTGGTACAAATATTTTATCTTGAATCAGTGATTTAACTTCATACCATTTATTTGATGATAATGAAAACTCGGCTGTTGTTGGATTATTGTTAAAGTTAGTACCTTCTTTATGGATTACTGCTGTAACACCCAATACATTTTGTTCAGGTAAATAAAGTTTTAAAAATGGTTTTTGGTCAACTTCTGTTATAACTCTTCTAAAAATTCTAGTAACTCCGTTAACCACCGCTTCTCTTTTTGTTATGGTATATGAAACCAATGAATTGTTAACATCAAAGTTTGGTATTTTTAATCTATTCGGTTCTCCTTTACTGTTAAACGGATTTTTAAAATCAATATCTTCAATTGTTTCAAATATTTGACCTCCACCTGAAACTTGAGCTCCTGCTCTTATAATACCCAAATATCTTTCATCTTCTTTATCACCTCTAACCGGTACATTAATTGAAAAATCACATAATGTTACAGATGGTCTTGTACCGGGTATTTTTATACCATATGTTTTTGCAATATGAAACAATGATTGTTTTTGTTGTGCAAAATCCAACATTGTTTCTTGCCAAACTCTATCAATATGAAAATGTAAATTATCGGTAACCGCAGCATTTAAATCTAACAAAACTGAAAATATTGATGCGTCGTTGGTATTCTTTACCAAGTCAGGATAATATTCTTTAGTTAAGTTTACTAATTCTTGTCTTAAACCCGCAAAGTCTCTTGTTGCGTACGATATTTTTTTAGCCATATTATATGTTTATAATTATGAAATCTGATGATGAAAATGCACCATTATTAACTGTATATTCTATTTTTACTACTGCAGTATATGGTTTAGATGTATTATCGGAAACTCTAAATAATCTTTCATCCTCATCCTGATTAAATGTTCTTGTTTGGTCAGGGTCATTTTCTGCAGACATAACTTCTAATTTTGTTATATCTAAATTTGGGATATATTTTTTTACCGATTCTCTAATTTCTTCCTCAATTAAATTAAAAGTAATTGAATCGTTTTGGTCAAAAATGAATTGATATAATCTTGTACCAAAATCAGGTAAGAAATATCTACTACCTTTTTTTGTTAATAAAAGATGTATTAGATTTGCTCTAACCTCTCTTTCAGGTGCGTATGTCATTTTAACATAATCACCTTCAGCACTATCTCTAAATGGAAAATCAATTCCGTATTTTACAGCCATATCAATAAATATAAAGAATACTAAATTGGTAATAAATAAAAAATCCCGACCGAAGTCGGGATTAAATTAGTGTTCTGATATTCACCCCCGGTATTCTCAAAACCTGGAAGCTCAAGGTACGCCTTGACGACAGTAGTACTTTGAGGGAGTCTCCCATTATCTTTAAGCCTCACAGCTGACACAATCAGGATTCATTGCTTGTGCTGCAATATCACCTCTTAAAACCGATTCTGTTCTCATATAATACAAAGTTTTAACACCTTGTTTCCAAGCTTCTAAGTGAACTTGGTTTATCCATTTAGGGTCTGCGGTTGCAGGGAACGCTAAATTTAAAGAACATGATTGGTCGATATATTGTTGTCTAACACCTGCTTGTCTTACTAAATCTAATTGATTAATTTCTTTAAATGTTTTAAATACCTCTTTTACTGTTGATATTTTATAACTTTCATCTTCTTTAACTTCATTACATAAAACAATTTTACCATCAATAAAACACCACTCGTCTAAAAAATCCAATCCTTGTACTGAACCTCCGTCCGCTAAAATTTGGTCCCACACTTCTTTTGTGTTTTTACCAATTTTACGAAGTACTCTTTCTAATTCGGGGTTTTTACGAATGAATGTTCCTTTTGAAGTTTGTTCTGTAAAAACATTTGCAGCCCACGGTTCAATACCGCTACTCACATTTCCACTTAATTTAGAGTTTGATACTGTTGGCGCCACAGCTCTTAAGTGTGTATTTCTCATACCACTCTCTTTACACCATAATGGCTCACCATATTCAGATGCCAACCATCTACTTGCTCTTTCAGATTCAAT